AGAAAAAACACCAAGGGCAGTAAGGGGGGCAGTAACATAAAGAGACATTTTCTTACCGAAGCTTTTCAGACTTTTAGCAGCAGCGTTAAGATTGGCAATATCGTTTTTAAGCCCTTTTGTCTCTTTACTTACTTTACCAAATTTGCTACTTAGATCTTGCAAAGGTTTACTAAATTTATCCAAAACCTTAAACAAGACATGAATACTATATTTTTTATCATCCTGTGCCATACAACATATCCCTTGTTTCTTCTATTCCATCATACCAAAACCAAAGATCACCCAACTCCATTTCCCAAATCTCATTTGGTGCAAACTTATAAAACGCCGCTATACTTCTGACGACTGTTCCCCAGTTTGAGGGGATTTTTTTTTACTCATATACCTATTCAATTCATCCGCTAACATCGGAATATCATCCAAATCAATTTCATCAATTGAAGACTGTGGTAAATTAGTCAATGCCCCCAATAAAGTTAAAACTTCAGAAGGCCGCAACGCTCCATCTCTATCCATAAAATCATCTGGAAGTTGTCTTAACACCCCTGCCTTTATTCTCTTCAATTTGAGTTTAGTCGTTTCTACTGTTTCTTCCTTCCCATCTTCTCCTTTTACAATTACTGGAATGGGGTAATTTAATATTATAACCCCATCATTTGTATCTACACTCATACTTCACTCTCTCCCTTCTTATTTGGTGTCAAATGACGTTCGTTTTGTTTCTCTAATGGTTTACACTAGGTAGACAAAACGAACGACGTATGACCATGTTATTACGTTCTAACCGTAGTAGTAAATGCTTTCTTAATCGGCCATTTACTATAATTTATTCTCCTAAGTAATGTCTGATACTTCATTCCTAACTTTTCAGCCCATTCAGCAACACAATGAGTTTCACCTTCATATGTAACCAAATGGTTATTCCCTCTATTTCTTTGCTGGACTTTTTGAGTAGTCCACCTACAATTATTTGATTCATAGTTTCCATTAGTATCAATACGATCTATAAACAAATCATCTTCATAGCCATTTTCTAATGCCCAAATTTTAAATGCTGTATAATCATTTTCCCATTCATCACAAACTTTTATACCTCTTCCACCGTAATTTTTGTAAGCATCATCCTTTTTGTCACTGCATCTTCGTTTCATTCCAGCCCAAGTAATATACAATCTAGTTTTATTCTTTGCAGCATCTCCATGTTTTGTTAAAGTTGTAGCAATTAATTTGCTATACACACAACCACATGATTTATCTCTTTTCCCATTACCTAATTGTTTCTCTACTTCTTTATTACAATAAGGACATAAAAATATTCCAAATGAGGCTTTGTACTTTCCAGATTTAACTAAATGGTATCCTGCGCTTCTTACAAACCTCATAATTAAGACCTAATGCTTTCTACCCATGTGGCGCCTTCAAATACGATTGGAGAATCACCTTCACCTGCTGTAACCTCTAAATTACCTAAACAAGTTGCCTCTTTCATTGTGTACGTTTTACCACTTCCTGTTGATTGAAATATAATAGTTCCATCTTCAAACACCGCCGCAAGATCACTTAACATCTGATCACTTCGATCAACTATAGTGACTTCGCATCTTGCCGTGACCACTTCTTCTACATAACCTGCGATACCGACATCAGTCATTACAGCTTTTCTCTCAGTAGGGACTAGTCCACTTATACCAACCCCACTGATTTTAGCACCGGCTTTGTTAAGTAGTTTTTTACCATTCCAGTAAATATCTACTCTACCTGTAATCTTATTAGCCATAACTTATATCTCCTATTTACTGTACTTTTTATAAAATAAATTGTAAATTTGTGGCTAAAATTATAAATTGATTAATTAAATCTGGTGGGAGAAGGACATCGACTCGATTTCTATCTGTAGTATTTCTCTCAACCACAATATTCTCAACAAACTCATCTAAATTCTCAATTAACCCTTCATCTCTCAATAAAGTAAACAATGCAATACACTCTTGTTTTACTAAATTAGGTGTTGCAACATAACTTCCAGGTTGTACTGGAAATGTATCATCCGCAAGTTTAAAACGAGGTGCAATAAAACGATTAAGCATACGAGTTTTGTACTGATACCGAATTTCATTAAGAGTTGCGAGTGTTTGAATATCAAGGTATGAGGGGTCAGCACCACCAACAGTATTCGTTTGATAAGTAGTAATGCATCTTTCAATCTGCACTGAACCATCTCTTGCTACTGTAAAAGTCGCAATTCCATCATACAACAATACATCTCTCTCTGCCCTTGTAAACCTACTTTCTTTAGGTGGAGGTAAAATCCCTTTAAGTTTCAAACCATGAAGAGGTCTTGCAGGGTCATTATTAAGGTTCTTTGCTGCTACTGCTGCTAATGCCGCCGCCCACTCACACGGATCTTGAGGAGCATCATAATACCCTATAATAGTATTATGTTGATTGTTTCTAGTATTCCCTAATGTAGTGCAAGCTGCGTTTGTTCCTCTAGTTGCACAAAACCCATGCCCTTGCATATCAATCATCGGGCCAAATCTATCATCCAACTCATCTTCTAAAGAAGTAAGTTGTGTAGCGGCATCATAAGGCATAACAATGTAATGAAACTGCTCATCACCTACAATATCCCACACCGGATCAATATCAGGTTGAGATGTTCCACCTGCAAAATTTGTAATATAAATAGAATCTCCACTAAACGCTGCTGGAAGAGATTGCCAATCATAATAATTTACTCTTACATCTAAAGCATTTCCAATCGAACCCGAATATTTTGCAATAAGAACCATCTCACCATCACTATATTTAGATCCACCATTACTTGCTATACAAGGTATATATGCAGATTTAAGATTAATAGTAGTTGCAGTGTGGCTTTGAACATCTTCTACAGACCAACCGGAAGTTATAGCAATTGGAATTTCAGTTCCATTTACATACATATACAAAGTACCAGCTCCACCACAAGATCCTCCATTCGTGGATAAAGCAGTTGAGAAGGCTATACCAGCAGATGCCTTAACTCCAGCAGCAGTTGCAGAAATTGATACTGCAATTGCATACAGTTCTGTATTTGGATTATTCTCTTTAAATATGTTACACATACGAGCAATAGGTGAACCTGTACCAAAATAACTATCTGCTAATCCATCTCTTGATATTGCATACAACAATTCATGTGGTTTTGTACCAGTAGAAAGTCCCTGACCAATAATAAGAGCCTTATGAGGGTTTTGCACTAATCCTTTTAACGCTCTTGAATTATCAATCTCAACATACGCTCCTGGTGTTCTAATAGTAGTCGGAATATTATTAAATTGAATCATATCTTATTAATCCTCCCTTTTATGTCTAGTTCTCTTTTTTAATCCTTCATTTTCCGTAACGCTACTTTCTACTTTTGTAACAGACGTTACAGGAGGTTGTTGTCGTTCATCAAAAACTTTTACATCACCTTGTCTTACTGTTTTTCTCCAATATCTTCCATCTGCCCCAATCCAATCAATCCAACCACCGCTTTCAGACAATACCGCTTTAGTACGAGGGTATCGAACCAATAATCCCTTTTTATTCGGCATTGCCCATTTCTGAAATTCACTCATACTCTCTATACCCTCCTTCTCTTACCCTGTATATAGTTCAAATCCGGCAGCGAACCCTTCTGAGAACCCTCCGGCATCTAAATCTTCAGTTAAATCTACAAGTGTCGTCATATCAGGTGTAAATGATGTAACAGGCAAAGACTCTGAAATAGGAATATTGCGACTTGGGGTTATTTCAAATTGAGCACGAATTGTGTCTAACAGCCCTAAATCACCAGCACCAACATCTATGCCATCATCATCAGTTATTCTTATATCAACAGTAAATGCAAATCTATACCATAACCAAGCCCTATTCATACGAATTAGACTAGAACCAGCATAACTCACAAGACTTTCAGCATCATCAGGTATCCAGCCTAATACACCTTTCCATATTTCAGCTCTAACGGTATGCACAGAATCAATTGCAGCAAGTCCAGTTTTATCAGCCATTGAAAGATCATTTCGTAATGCAACGATTATTTCAAACCTCTCTTTTACAATCTGATTTATTCCACCATCATACTCATTCTCTTTACAACTGTCACCAGCATGAAGAACAAAAGCACATTCAGTATTCAAAGTAGATTCTTCTAATATGACATTTAATTCAGCAACACCAGCAATACGATTACCAAATCGTGTATCTGCTGCTCTCAACTTTATCACTACATCTGATAATAACATTATATACCTTCAAATGGGTTGCTGATGATGTCAAAACTCACTTTGCCGATTCTCTTATTTATGCTATCAATATGTTCATTTACAGCAGGGGTCAACCAAGGTCGAGGTGCAACAAGCCATTCAAAATCACTCCCTTCCTTTTTTACACCTTTTTCCATAAACAATCCATGTGGTGCCTCATGTGCCTCTGAACCAACTCTCATCCATAAATCACCAACATCATACATAATAGATTTAAGTAAATGTCCAAAATCAATTGTAGGAGGAGTATATGGATAAGAAGAATAATGCCATTTCTTCCCTCCTCTATGGTACTTTCTATACCCTGTATCAGTTGCTCTCATAGAACGAAGAATAGTATTCCGAATCTCATTACCCCCATAAGTTAGTTCTTTAGCAACCCAATCACCAATAGTGTTAGCATTCTTCGCACATTCTTTACTAATCCGTTCCAAATCTCGATTCAGTTTATCTATATCCTTCTGATCCATCCACATCAGTACAAATACTCCTATAGTATTAGTTATATCTGATCTTTTTCATAACTTCCTAAATAGATTGCAGGACTCTCAATTTTACGAGAACATTTGCAAGGTTTAACCATTCTTTTAGTGCTCACTTCTATTGCAAACTCTTCATTACAATGAGTACATATAAATAACATACACAACTTTGCACCTACTCTTCTTGGTCTTGGTTCTCTTGCCATTCTCATAAGCATAATTAAATCCTTTTTAAGAAGAGAATCCAGTTCCTCTTTCTTCGATCTCAATAGCCTTCACTCTATAAAACTCTCTTCTCTCTTCATCATCTTGCACACCACTTATTCTAAATAATCTACCCTTTGTAGAACTTCCACAACGCATGAAAATAAAGTATTCAGAAGTCAAAGGATTCAAATTTCGTATAGAATTAAACCCTGTACTATACCCTGTAGTAAACGCTGTACCAAGTGTTATAACAGCACAACGTCGTATCTTAAATATACCAGTTACCTCGCCCTCCCCATCCACATTACTTTCTCTTACATAAGAAGAATACTTAATAGATTTATACCCAGCCCATATAGTCAATAAAGTAGTATAATCACGATCGAATCCACCATCGCCATTATCATCTTGAGTCGCTTTCTTTATCTGTATTCTATGTTTCAACTCTTTTGCAAGTCTGGTCATATTGTAGGTATCTTCTTAAAATCAAGTATATTTTTAACCTTTATTGGAGGTTCTTTTGGATCAAATTCTCTAGTGTCAAAATAATCCATCGTCCACATTTTTATAGCATTACGAAGAAGTTCAGGAACATCTGTAGCTTCATCGCCATA